CGGGGACAATGATGTCCGATCGAAGAGTAGCCATGGTTAATGGTTCTCAGGATTAACAAAGCGGGCGCAGCCCATATCCCCAGCGCAGCCGGTTGCTTAGATCTTAGCAGCTGCTTTCAACCTGTCATAAAGATCGCGATCGGTGCGGAACAGTCGTGATTGTTCGGTGAGGTTGAAGGTTTCCTTGGCGAATGGATTCTTGATGCCAGGCGGGATTTCTCCTGATGGTTTGCTGCCGATTGGTGCGCCACTGCCCTGGGGCTTGGGTGCTTTCTGCATCCATGCCGGCAGCGTGGCTTTTGCCCATTCGGTGACGGGTGTGCGTTGATAGCCATTGACCACAACGACCGTACCGTCGGGTTCGCGTTCGATCTGGTTGCTGTCGAGTTTGGTCTTAAGCACCAGATCGGGATCATGCACGATGTCGGCCAATGCCGATACGGCAGGCGTCAGCAGCTCTAGCTCGCGGACTTTGGCTTCGAGTTCTGCGATGCGTTGGTCCTTTTGCGATGCCTCCTCACGGAACTGCTGCTCCAGAGCCTGTCTCGCTTCTTCATATTTTCCTTGTGATTCAAGCTGCTGCTGCTCATGGCTGCGCTTGAAGTCAAGGAGTTCTTTGATGTCCACTCCATCAGGCAACGTCTCCAACAACAATGTTCACCATTTTGTGCGAGCTGCCCAGAACGCTGCTGACATCTTGCCTTTGCGGATATTAGCTGCGTGCCTGGCCTTGAATGCACGCCGCCGAGCTGCATCAGCATTGGATTCACCTTGCCGCGGCGGGCTGCCGCTAACGCCTTGCTGTCCGAACCGGATCAGCCTCACGGTGTCGCCTTCTTTGGCAAGTACCGCATGGGATTTAGTGGGATGGTCAGGTGTCCGTTTGGGTTTGTTGTAACCGGCGAACCGCTCACCGCGATACGTGATACTCATCGCCGTTTCGGTGCTGGCCGCAGCTGCGATCGGGTTTTGAGCACAGCATTACCGGTTGATTCAGATTTGATGCGCACGATCGGGTCATCATCGCTGCCGACGCGGGTTACGGTGCCGCCGTTTGGAGTATTGATCGTGGCGCGTTTGCCGCCAATACTGGTGATGACGCCATAGGTGCGCTTGCCTTGATAGGTCCAGCTAACACGATCACCGCGTTTCACTTCTTCTTGCCTCCTTTTTTACCCATAGGCTTTTGCGGCTTCTTCGGGCCTTTGTTGTAACCAGGCATGACGCAGTTGCAGCTACCAGCAGTCTACCGACGTCGCTTGGGTGTTTTGCGTTTACGCGTCATCCCAGCTTGGGAGTAAGCAATAGCGGCTGCTTGTTGCCTGCTGTAACCTTCTTTGATTAGTTTGCGGATGTTTTGCGAAATAGTGAGCTGAGACTTACCTTTTCGGAGTGGCACCGTAACGCCTCCGCAGTTGATCTAATGTTAGCTCCCGGCCATCTTCGCGGACCAGTTTTGCCATCGCATCACGAGCGCCGTGTTTACGTGCCAGCATCCTGAAATATGGCGCTTTGCTGCCGAGTACTTCCTCTTGCCGTTCTCGGCCTTGCTGCAGCAGCCACTGGCCGTAACTCGTATCAGCATCAACCATTCCGCCCTTAGCAGCACGCTTGCCAAGGCGCGGCGGGTCAAAACCTAACCCTTCGTAATCGATGACGGGGACTGTTGTTGAACGGCAACTCCAGTGAAGCGGCGGTGTTGGGCCTTTGCCATATTCAAATTCCCGGCCATCATTAGCGCGACAGATTGCAGTGGTCCTGGAATCAAGAGTTGCGACATATCTGTACTTCTTGGTGATGTCTTGATTGGCTTCATACACCTGTTGACTGGCAGCATTAGCCACTTGATTGACGCTTGTGCGGACGATGCTGGTCACCTGATGGCCGGCCATTTTGGTTGCTTCGCCGCCGGACAATGCGAGTTGTTTGATGGTCTTCGCTTCCTCGCCAAACTCCAACGTGCCACGTAGTTTACGTGATAACTCCTGAGTCGTCTCACCCGTCAGCAACGCTTGCCGGACGCTGCTGCTGAACCGTTCTGCTTGCGATTCTGCTAGGCCACGAAATGACTTCTCGACGACGCGGCCATTGGGCAATGTGATCATTGCGCCTTTAGGTGCAGTCAAGCTGAATGTTTGCGGTGCACCTTCAACTGCAGCAAATAGGTCATCACTCAGCGCTACGACATTAACCTGCGTCGGATCAGTGGTTACAACTGACTGCGCAAATTGCGGGCTGATCTCAACAGTACGGACCATGTTGCGTGCACCTTCAGGCAATGCCAGCCGTAGCTGTTCCTCCACAAACTCAGATTGCAACTCCGCTAAGCCTTGCAGCTCCAATGCGGTGATCTCCGTTGCGTCACCTGCCCATGTCGCAAGGCTTTCTTTCAGCTGCGTCAAGATCGCACGCAACCGCGCTGCTTTGACCGGTGCCATTGCTTCATCGATCGTTTGCAGTTGGTTTACCGCATCAATGATAATGTCGTTGTAAATGTTGATGATGCGCCTAGCAACGCTGTTGCTGTATTGGTTCAAATCAATCGCATTGCGAAAGATCGTGTCAACATTTGGCGGGATCGTCACTGCTCAACAAAGTGGATACCAATATCGCTTGGATGATATTGCGTTTGGACGTCAACCTCTGCACCTTCTTCTAATGCGCACATCACCGTCACTGGTCCCATGGGTTGCTCCTCATCCGATGGGATGAACCATGATGCTGCCCATAGCAATGCGTTAATCATGGCTGCGTTGCTTCAAGTTCTGCTTCAATATCGAAGTCATCACCGAGCACTTCACCTTCAGACAGTCGGGTTAGAAATGTTTCCTGCGTGATGGTGCCTGCGGTGTACACCTGCAGCAATGCCAACACATCCTGCGGTTCCAGTCTGGTACCAAGGAAATCGCGGTTCAAATAACAACTGCCAGCCTGCTCTGGTGTGCTGAGAAATTCCGCATGAAACTGCAGGCAGTTGTCGATCATGTCCTGCACATTTTGCGCAATGACCATCATCGTGCTGTCACCTTGACTGCGATCGATGCGTTTCGCTTCAGCGGTTTCGGCTGATACTGATCGAGTCGCTTGAATTGATAGTCGAAGCTGTGACCACCTGGTTCGATGTATTCCGCACGACCTTCAGCAGGAAATGCAATAGCTTCGCCAGGCCCGGCAGATACTTCCTCAGCGCTGGACGGGAAACCATAAAATGCCAACATCGGCACCGCTGAGATGTGCAGCTGATTGTCGAGATCAGATTGCACCTGATAGGTTTTCAGGTTCAACTCAGCAATATCCTGCAGCGGCGGCCGCGACTCCATGTAACCAATGCGATCGGAGTAGGCAACCGAAAACGGGATCCGATCGAGCGTTGTAGTGCCTTCGTCATGCAACTTGAAGTCACCGGTGTCATCATCTTTGCGATGCAGCTCATACGCGCCAGGTGTCAACACACGCACCTGCTCAACTGCTTTCTCGCCGTATTCACCATCGGGTTCAGTGACAACTTCCCGCAACCGCAGCTGCGTTAATTTCTGCGCGCCATCTTGCAATTCAGTGCGCCATCCGAGGATGTCCCTAGGTGAGTATGCAATCCAATAGGGCCTACCGCCATCTTGCGGTGCATCGACGAGTACACCGACGTGACCGTAACGGATCATCGTGCGCGCAGTTTCGTAGCACCAGGTATTTAGGTCATTGCCTTGCAGGTCAACATCAAACAGCTGCTCGCGTATCGTGTCACCGGTGTCATTGAGCCTGACCGGCTTACGTGTCAACATCCCGGCCAGCATCCGTTCGATGCGGACAAGGTACGGCGGGCATACGCTACGCACAAGGCGAGCATCATAGGACTCATCCCATCGCGTGCCATGCCGCGGATGGATCATCGACTTTGGTGACTGCGCGCTTGGCGGATGCGCGATCGTAATGGCGAAACCCGGAGTACATCTGCGACGCTGCGTTGATTGCAGTCTACCGATAGCAAAAAACCAGAGCCGAAGCCCTGGCTGGTGAGTAGCAGAAATGCCGGAGGCTCACGCGCCTTGCCCAGCTTGATCACCCAGCTGCTGACTGGGACGCCTAACCGTTACAAATGGCTTGGTCAGCTTAGCTTTTCATGGAGTTGTTGGATAGTGCCATCGTTGATGATCACCCGATCAGTGGTGATGTCTTCCAAGCCGCCTTCGCTGCTGTGGTCGCATTCGTAGGTAACACCAGGGCGTTCGATACGCCACAGCTCACCGCCGAGGTCGCGGATCATTGCGGCTTCGTTTGGGAACCGCACATCATCGATCACGACAGATCCGCCATCGGCCATGATGCGTTGCGTTTCGGCGCGGGCGATCATCACCCAGAAATCTGGATGGATGCAGGCTCTGCCCCATTCGGTGCCGAGCGTTTGCATCATGTGCCTTGCGCTGACGCCAAGCTCAGGGATGATGGCTTCTTTGTCTGTG